GGTCATACATATGATGGACAACATGAACATCCAAAGATGAGTTTAGTTAAAAATGATTACAAATTTATCTTTGATGGTGAAAACCAAAGCTTACTTATTGAAAATGCTAATATAAACGTAAAAAATGGAGATATTAAAGTTGACAATAATGATGTAGATGTAATTATTGGTCAAGATATAGCCAATCAAGACAATAATGATCATGATGATGTATTAATAGGGACTTGGGATGATCAAAAAGCATCGTCACCATCAGGTCAAGGGATATTAGTTAAGCATGATACATTAAGAAATGAAGACGCAGACGATGGTGCAGGGTCAAATAAATATGATTACTCTAAATTAGACCAAAATGGATTTAATAGAGCAGGTTTTGAATATCCAATCTTTATAGGCGCAGTTTCAGAATGTCCTGGATGGGCAGGTAAAACAGATAGTAATACTACATGGCAAGGACAAAAAGGAAATAAGATTTTTGACAATTATAATGGACAAAAGATATATTATCCTGGAACTGAAGAATTGTATAATAAAGTTCCGCCTGGAAGAGCACTATTTTTACAAGTAACTTCAGCAGCAATGTGTAATAATTCTAATGCTAGCCAAGGCCCTTGGCCTGCTATCTTTGAAACTGGTTATAGAGATGGAAGCGGAGAGGATAGTAAATCTCAGAGAGCTTCATTTGGTCCAATTTTTTATAGAGCTACAGATTGGTATCAAGTAAATACATTAAAATATCAAAGTTCTCCTCCTAATGAAAATTCTAAATTACATAACCTTGGAACATTATTTAATAGTAGTACAGAATATGGCCCTTGGAATAGCTTTATTCCAGAAAATACAGAGGTATCCGACTTAAGAGTTTGTAATTTTTTCATACAACCAAGAAGCGCTTCTAAGTTCCAGATAGATGTTATGTGGGTTAATGTTATGATTTGGGAAGTTTCTATGAGTAATGTTCCTGCAGAATCAGTATTTTATTCTAATACAGATCCTTTTGATCACTTCCCTTGGGGATTTAGTATGACTTCAGGAGGAGGAAATCCATTCTAATGCCTAGTTTATCAGAAAAAATATATAATTTAGTTGATAACTATACAGATGAAACGGAGCAAAAGATTACAAATTCAGATATTATAACTGCCTCAGGTAGCCTTATTGATACATTAGTTAGTGCTCATAATGCAGGAGATCTGATAGGTAGTTACACTTACTATTCAGATATATCAACTAATCCTAATGATACGACCTTAGGCATAAATGCCATTAAAGAAAGTGGATTAAGGGGTAAGATTAGAGCAACAAATTGTGTTTTTAACTTTAAAAATACAGTAAACAGTAAGTATATTATAGTGTATAATCGTAAGTGTTTTTTGTATTCTACAGAAAGTGACTTTGATGATACTATAGAATCTTTTAATTGGAAACTAGGAGCTACAGCTTATTCTGATGCGGATATAGTTGCCCAGTATAATAGCAGTTTAGATTCTATAATGAACAATAAAAATAACCATTTATAAGGAGTAAAGATGGCGGACAATAAACAAACTATTAAAGAACAAATAAAAGCTCTTGAAGAGCAAAAAAAGAACACTGAAACTATGTTTTTTAAATTACAAGGAGCTATAGAGGCATTACAAAGTTTAGAGCCTCTTATGGATTCAAAGGAAAAAGAATCTAAAAAAGCTAAAAAATAATTTGGTTTCTTTAATATTAATTACTTATATTATAATGGCTTAATACAAGCTAAAATTAGTACTAGGGGGTATTAATATGGGTTGGTTCTCCAAACCTAAAAAGATAGATCCAAATAAAGTTTATGATATGATGAACTCTGATTACACCCAACAAATGGGTGACAGAGCTCAACAAATGATAGACCCTAATAGTTCATTAATGCAAGGAATGTATAATACATTAAGACAAGAGGGTCAAAATAATCTTTATACTCAAAACAGGCTAAATAGAATGAATATGGAAGCTTCTGGTATGGGTGGTCAATCTGGTATACAAAATGCAATGGCAGCTGATGCTTCAGCAAAGACTGCAGGAAATATTCAAAATCAATTCCAAGGCATGTTAAATAATAATTTAAGTGCTTCTAATAACCTCTTAGGTACAGCAGCAAGTAATGATATGGCAGCAAGAGATGCTAGTGTTTCAGCTTATGGTCAAAATATAACTGCTGAAAACAATTATAATTCTGCTATGGCTGGAATGGCTGTACAAGGTGCCGCTATGCTTGCTATGTGTGATAAGAGTATGAAAGAAAATATTAAAAAAATAGGTAATGTTAAAATTAAAAACGGAAAGAAAGTTCCAATATATAATTTTAATTATAAAGGCAGAAAAGGTAAAAAAACTAATGTAATGGCTCAAGACATTCAAAAAGTTATGCCAAAAGCTGTCTCTAAGGGTAAAAATGGCCTATTATATGTAGATATGAATCAATTATTTAATAAAGGGTAGTATGAGTATTCTAAATTCAGGAGTTTCAAGTGGAAATATATTACAACAATATCTAAACAATAATCCACCACAATTAAACATACCGAATCCTGATCTTACAGGCTTTAATGATACTTTACATCCTAATATGAATAACAATAATCCACAGCAAAATTTTGACATAAATAATTTTAACGCCAATGCATCTGCAGGATATGGTAATTATGTAGTAGATCATAATAAAGCAAATCAAGGAAATCTAGTTACAGCTGTTCAAAATGACCAAGAAGAAGCTGAGGACGAAATAGTAGAATCATCTACCTATACTGGTTTAGATAATATAGGAGAAGGTTTTGACCCTAGTACACTAGGAAAAGAAAATTTAATGTCGTTCCAAAAAGATTTAATGAATGCAGGATATGATTTACCTGAATTTGGAGCTGATGGAGGATGGGGTAATGAAACTATGGGAGCTTGGAACACTTATTTAAGCGATAAAAGTGGAACAGGCGATCAATCTGAAGACTCTATGCTTTCAATTGCCGCAAGTAATGAAAATTTAACTAATAACACAGCACAAGATGCTAATAACTCTATTGACCAATCTGCAACAGATACAATACAGGACTCCAATACTCAAATTGAAGATGCCACATCTGGAGCAGAAGCTGCAGACCCTAAAGCTGCTGCAAAGGCCAGTAGAAATGAGAGACTTATGAATTTCGCTAATAATATAAAAATGGCTGAATATTCCAACCCGTTCGCAAGATAGGAGAACAAATGAGCAGAACAGACGAAGCAAGACTTAATAATATATTTTCAAGAGAAGGTAGCAGAACTCAAAATGCTATAGATAATAACACATTATTAAATGATCCTGATATATTACAAATAGTAAAAAATAACGAAGAAGATGGACTAAGCAGAACTGAAAATGCTAGGGTTAATAATGTTTTTACAAATAACCCAGGTGGTAGAGCATATGAAGCTATGGTAAACAATACATTAGCAGATGGATCTGATATGACACCAGCTGATCCTTATGCTAATCTTAGAAAATTTAGAGGCCCAGAGGGTATAGATTTTGAAGATACAGAATCTATAAAAGAATTACAAGGCTATTTAGGCGTTGATCAAGATGGTATATTTGGTCCCATGACAGAAAAAGCATGGAGACTTGCTGTTGGTGGAATGGATAAATCTGATGAAAAAGAAGTATTAAAATACGACTTCAATAAACAAGCTTTAGATGATAGAGTAGCAAATTCTAAACTAGGTCTTGGTGGTTTATTAAAACAAGGATACACTAATTTAGATAAAAAAGTATTCGGAGGGTATCTACCTTGGGGTCACAGAAGAGGTCTTGAAAGCCAAACTGCTGATGAATACTATGGAAACAATGATAAAACAGTTTCTTTAGATAATCCTGAAGAAGTATCAAAAATGGATCAAATGAAAGAAAACGTTAAAAAAGAAGCTAAAGCATACGCACAAAAACATCTTCCTTGGGCTAGAAAATAATGGCTAATTTTGGTACATATGAGGGCCACAAAATACTTTCTCAAGGTATGGCCAATGCTGTTCAAACTGTAAAAGATGGTTTTAATTTTAGAGAACAAAAAAGGCAATGGCAAGATACCTTTGACCAGAATAAACTTGAGCAAGATAGACAATTTATTCAAAAGGTTAGAGAAGAAAATAGGCGTTATGATTTAGATAGAGATAAATTTGAAGAACTTCAAGAATATCAAGATCCTATAATAGCTCAGAATACACTTGATTTAGAAGAAGACCAATCTGCGTGGGATAGCTCACAAGCTGCTGATGAATATATCAGGAATCAAATGGCTAGTACAGAACAATCTCTTATTATTGATTCAGATGGAACACTGCTCGTTAATCCAGAATTTGAGGATATAGTTAGAAATTACGATACTATAACAAGTTTAGAAGCTATTATGTCTGCTAATCCTGATATGACACCTGAAGATGCTGTAAGAGCCCAAACTGCTTTAACAGATAAATATAAAACTGGATTTTTAGGTGTTAGAAAACAGTTTGTAGGAATGACAGAAGAAGAGATCAATAAATTCTTTAAAGATAATAGTGAATTTGCTAACTGGTATGACAAGTTCTTAATAGATGCTGGAAACCCAAGAGGCTCTCAAAGTTTTGGAGAACATATGGTTTCTGGAGAACCAGATGGTGATGATGAAGATTTGTTTAGTATATCAGGTTACGGAGAAAAAAAACATAAAACAGTTTACAATGATAAAGATGGATGGGGCGGTGGTATAGAATTTATGGGTCCAAGTGCTCCTAGTGATACACAAAAAGGTAACGCTAATATACTTCTTGAAGCTATAAAAGACTCTAAAAATTATGATGATAGTTTTGATGCTTCAGATACTATATGGGTTACACAAGAAGGTGATAGTTTTCATATAGAAGAAAATGATTTCTGGGGTAATGAATCTTGGGAAGGTAGAATTCAAGATGGCGTTGCTCAAATATTAGTAAATGATAAATGGGTAAATTTATCAACATTTGATGATTGGGAAGGGTATGGTTACTAAATGGCATTAACTAGTCAAATGGCTTTTCATCCTGGAGGTCAAACAACTGAAGACCCTCAAGCTAAAGCTTTAAAAAACGAAAGAAAAAGAGTTACAGCTTATATAAGACAATATGAAAGAAACCCAGACTCATTTTCATCATCTATGCTTAGTCAATTAGAACAATTAGCTATGCAATATCAAATTCCATTTAAAAGAAAAGTTCCAGATGCAGCTTGGTATAAGCATGTAGGAGCATTTCAAGGTGGTGTATTAGACTCTGTAGCATTTGATTTAATACCAGATGATTGGTATTCTTCAGAAGCTACAAGAAAAGCTGCTAATTATGGTAAAATTGGAGGTGCAGGAGCACAAATTATAGGAGGTATATTAGCTGCCCCAGTTACTGGAGGTTCAAGTTTACTTGCAACAGGTAAAGGCTTAACAGCAGCAGGAACTGCTTTAAGGGGCGGCGTTGCAGCAGCTCAAGGTATGGGCAAAATAGGAGCAGCAGCTAGAGGATTAGGAGGCGTAGGAGCCGAAGGATTAGCTTCATTAGCTAGAGGAGTTGGTTCTGTAGCAGGTAAAACACCGTTAGGTAGAATGACTACTGCTGGTGTTGAAGGTATTACAGATACTGCGTTACCATATATGGCAGGTAGAGGAAGTTCCTGGGCAAAAGGAATATTAGGAAAAAGACAAACAGAAGTAGGTAAAAAATTATTCTCTAAAGCAGAGGAAAATATTAAAGCTGGAGGTTCAATTGAAGATATAGTTTCAGGACAAACTTTAAGTTCTGGACAAATAAATAATCTAGCAAAACAAATTACTACAAAATATAGCAAACCTAAAGGTGGCTTAACTAATACTGGTAAAGAAATGATGAGACAGTTAAATACTGCAAATCAAACTGGAGGAACAGTAATAGGAAGTATTAAACCTAATCAATACCAACTAATAGTAGATAAAATATTTACTGGAGGTAGACATGGTGGAGCCAATTTAACTGTAGATAATGTAGTAAAAACAGCAAACAAGGCTGGAGTAAGAATAACAAGAGCTGATGCTGAAAAGTTAACAACATTTTTACAAGGTAAAGGTCACACTAAAATGATAGATGCAGCTCCAGATATGCTAAAATTAGGAGCAGAGGGGATAGTAAAAGGAGCACAATTCCCTAAAATGCAATTACAAGACTTAGATAAATGGAAAGGTCTAACTTCTGCTGCAGCATTAGGTTTTGCTGGTAGCCAACCATTTAGAAGCAGAATACAAAGTAGAGAAGAGTTAGAATCTGGTTTTACTGATCCTTACGATCCATATAATCAGTAAACAGAAAAACGGAGTATAAATGTCGGAATACGATCAACTCAACCGTCTGGCTGAGTTTAGGCCATTTTATTCAAAAGATATGACCCAAAGAATGATCATGGCTTATCAACAGAAGCCTTGGTTATATAATGAAGCACTGGTCAATCAAATGAAAGACCACGCTGCTCATTTTCAATTAGAAGCCCCTAAAGAACCAGAAAGAAGTCCAGAAGATGCTAAATTTGACCTATTAAGAGGTGTTAAAGGTGTTGGTGAAGGATTTATATCTGGATTTACAACATTTCAAGTAGGTGAACCTTCAGAAAACGAATATGAAAGAATTATGCGTTCAGTTGGTGAACTTGCTGGTTTTGTAGGGTTCGTTCCGTCTACTCCATTTAAATTAATGGGAGCAGCAGGTCTTGCTCAAGCAGCTCAAAAATTAAGAGGTAATTCTGTACCTTTATGGGTAGCTAAAAAAGCAACTAACACAGTGGCCCCAATAGTATCTAAAACTCTTGAAAAAGCAGCTACTGCTAAAAATAGCTCATTTGCTGATGCAGCTAAATTCTTAACAGGTGATGTAGCTAAACATACTGCAGAAGGAGCATTTAATCTTGGTATAGCATCTTCAGTAGGTGCATGGCAATTTGGTGTAAATGAAATGCTTAAGTCTGGTATGCACGGAGCAGTAACAGGTGGTGTATTTAGAGGTATAGCAAATCTAGTTAATAGAGGAGGGATACCTACATTAGACCCAAGAACTGGTAATAATACTTGATATGACACAAAAGGAAGATCAATTAATAAGAGCTGGAGCTTCATCTCTCTATGAAGGATTATCCTCTACAATGAGAGGGGAAACAACTCCTGAGATAATATATTCGTATCTTCTAGGTGCATTCTTTGGCGCTCATGAGACAACTGCTGGTGAGTCAATGAAATTAAGACACATTCAAAAAGTAGAAAAAGCGTCTACCAAAAAAGCTAAAGATTTAGGTAGATTAGATCCATCAGGTAAACCCTATCAATGGGATACAACAGTATTTAATCCTGAAGTTATTGAAGGATGGGACACCTTACCAAAAGATGTTCAAGATGCAGTTTATAAAGATATAGCATTAAGACACGGAAATTATGGTGCACAAGCAGTTATGGCTGGAGAAACTATTGAAGGAGTGAAAGATGCTATAGCCACGGATATAGTTATTAGCAATGAAACTGGAATAGTAAAACAAGCTCAATTAGCAGACTTCTCTAAAAAACATGAAAGATTTGTAGAGGTTAAAAAGGTAAATGCTGATGACCTGGCTAATCAAGATGATGTAATTTTACTACCAGATCACGTTAAAGGATTCAATACTGATAAAGCAATTGAAGGAAATATAGCGAAACTTCCTTTAAAAGGAATGACTGATGAGTATCTAAATCAAAATAGAGAGCAAATTAGAGAAGTTTTAGAAAAAGTACCTGATGAGCGTAAAATAGTAGTATCAGAGGATATGATCAATGAATTAAGAGATTCTGCTCCAGAAACTGCTAAATATCTTGTGAATAAACTAGGTAAAATTGCATCTGGTATGGAAAAAGCTGAAATAGAGATGGCTAAAAGAACAGATAATACCGAAAAAGATAATGAAACAACAAAAGTAGATGATACAGACTTTGAATCATCACAAGTTGAAATCGATAAACAGGCTAGATCTATTGTTAAAAAGTATTTTAAAGCAGCAGATAATATTACTACTGCAGAATTATCCAAGTTTCAAAAAGAATCTACAGATAAGATTATAGATGTATTAAATAATCATACAAGCTTAGATACATATGAGAAATATATTAAAGATGTAAATAAAGCTTTCCCTGAACAGGCAGATTTCTCTCCAGAAGGTCAAAAAGAATTAAGACAATTATTGATAAGAAGAGCAATGCAAAGGCCAGCTCCTTATATTGATGTAAGTGTAGTATATGATAAAGATTCAAAACAATATACTCAACCACAAGTAGTTGAATTAAGAGAAATGAATGAAAAAAATCAAGCTGGAGAAATTAAATCTGTTGGTGATTCTCCTAAAGCATTTGAGCTTGCTTATGAAAGAGTGACTGGTGAAGGATATAATCCAGCAAATAGAGCTATGCTCATTTTAGACGAAATTATTCATTCTGGGGGTAAGGACTCTAAATATTGGAAAACTGTCCCAATTGATAAGATTAACGACGTTAAAAGCTTCTATGGTGTTAGTAATTATAGAAATAAAAGGCTTATGGGTGGTAATAGATCATTTGGAAGAGAATTAATGAAAGATGTTCTTGGTGATTTACACTCTAAAGGTTATTACTATAATGGTGGTAAAGGTGACTCTGCTAAGATGTACTTTTTTAAATACCATCCAGATGTAGTTAAGCTTGATAAAGTTGGTGTAACAAGAGAAAAAGATAGATACCTTAATATATTATCAAAACTTGATCCTAATGCTAAAAAGCATTATCTTGAAATGAAACAAGAATTTAATTCAAAATTCAATCTTAAGCTTGATAAGCTAGCAAAAGACCTCTATTTCGATAGAGCATTTATATCTAATATCAAATGGGATAAAGTAATGTATGGTATAAATGAGTCAGTATTAGGTAAAAAAGGTTTTGCAGATTGGTTAATGAGGAATACTCAAATAAAAGATGCAAAAGGCTTTAATAAAAGAAACCAAATATGGTTAACAGATGGTTTCTCTCTTGATACTAAATTCTTTAAAAAACAATATGCAGGCCCTACTAAATTTAAAGGTGATAAAGCTAAATTTAGAATATTTAGAGATACAGATACTAAAAACTTAACAATAAACGATAGAGCTACATTATATATGGAATCTACAGATGGTGCGGTTCTTGCTGAAGCTAGTTTTGTTGATGCTTTAAATGAAGCCTATGGGTTACCTTCATCTGGTCAAAATAAATCATTTTTGGTAGATTCAGATCCAACACATGGAGCACTTCTTGGTAAATTTATGTTTCATAAGGCAAGTCCAGAAGCTAGCGCATGGATGAGAAAAGAAGGTATACACTTTTTAATGCCAGAATCAGGCGCTAAAGAATATGGTTCTAGAGCAGTTGGGGCCTTAACAGTTGATAAAGATGGTAAAGCAACATTTGGAACAGGTTTGCCTGATATTAAAGTAAAGAAAGTTAAAGGAATTACTTCTGCATATGGTGGAAGAATGGTTGGTGCTAGAACTGATTATAAAAATAAACAAATTCTTATAGATGAAGATAAAATTAAACAAGATTTTAATAAAAAGGCCTGGTTAAACCCTAAAATGAAAGGAGTCGATCCTCTTCCTGATGGAGTTATAGAGACTCCTAAAGATTTAGTTGATTTTTACATACTTCACGAAAGAGCTCATTTTACAAAAGAAAATCAAAACACTCCTAAAGGTGCTGAAAGAGAGAATCATGCTAATAAATTGGCTATGAATGCTTTACAGATTAAAAAGAATAAAGGAGATTTAGAGCTTAATTTAGAAGGTATTAAAGGTTCTTTATCAGAAAAGCAATCTGATCATATGTTAGAGCCTCAGCTTATAGCTAAACAGGCAATGTCTAACCTTCATCCTCATGCTAGTTCAAGAATAGCTCCTGAAACTATTAATAAATTCTTTGATGAAGTTGTTACAGATAGATATAAAGGTGATCCTTTATTTAATGAACAATTTAAAATTGCTTTAGAAAAACCAGTTGGTCAGTTATCTGATATTGAACAGCAAAGATTTATTGATAACTTAGATAAAGTAGGGTTAAGTGAGGTTATAGACGGCCTTAAAAGTAACCATTTTGGTTTTGTTACTAAGTTATACCAAAAAATATTAAGGTCTAATTTAAGTAATCTAACCACTGAATTTGAATCTGGAATGATAAATAGTGTAGATTACACTGCAGCAGTTGCAGATGCTAAACATATAAATTCTTCTTTAAGTAGGATGATTGAAATATATCCAGATAGAACTGTGTTTCTTCATAAAGATGTTAGGAATTATGTTCAGTCTGCTATGCGTAATTTCGTAGTTAGTAAAGTTGTTAGACCAAAATGGAATGCATCGATGTCAGCTAGAATGAGAGGGTTAGACCCGTGGCTAGCTAAGCAAGATAATTTGGCAATAATGGATTTACCTGCTGATAAATTAACTAAAAAAATGAAAAAAGAATACGGCATTGAAAATCCTGATGAACTTATATTTTTAGATGAAAGATATAAGAAAGTTAGGTTCGATGTTAAAGATGTAGGTATAACTCATACTAAAAAATACATCACTTTAGAAGAGCTAGATACTCCTGAATACAGAAAATTACCAGCAGTTAAAGAGTTTTTCAAAACTATTTCTCTTCGTGTACCTATGGATTCTATATCTGGTGCACATAGATTGGTATTCGCTGGGTTTACTGGAGTTGATGGTCATGGAGCAGTTTTACATCCTAGAGCTATGAAAGCATTAGGTGGTGCTGATCTTGATGGTGATAAGGTCTCTATAATGTTCGGAATGAAAAAAGAATTTAGAGATATGTACCATTTGAATAAAAAAGAATTTATGGAAGGTGATGTTGTTAAAGATAATAAAGAGGCTAAAATAAATGCAGCTGGTATTAAAATACTTAAAGAAACTTTAGACCCTTCTAACCCACATGATAAATTTATATTAGATTTAATAAAAAATAAAAAAGGTGTTACTTGGCAGGACTTATTTACTACAACAACTGAAGGTGACGCAGCTGAATTAGCAAGAAAAACTTCAATAGTAGGTAGATTCACTCCTGGTTCTAGACTTAATATATCACAAGAAGCTGATGCTGGTCGTAAGCAATTGGGTCCAGCTATAGTCTCTAAACAAACTCTAAATGCTGCTTACAACGCATTACTTCCTTCAAATAATAACATTGAGAGATATATTAACAAAAAGACTGGTCGTACAATATCTAAGTCTTTGTTTCATAAGAAAAGTAAAGCAGAAAAAGCTAATTATAAACCAGATCGTAGGCATGGTATTGCTTTTGATCATAATGGAAAGACTAAATGGGTATATGTTATACCTAGAACTTCTGCATCAGAACTTAAAAATTCTAGAGAATTAAGTAGAGCTCAGATAGCTTTTGGTTCAGACCCTTTAGATGAAATATCTTTAACAGGTGTAGAACATTTTTATAATAATGCTTTCAATTCTTTGTTTAAAGTAGATTGGAATGGTAATGAAGCTGCAAAGTCAAGCTTTAATCCTTATTGGAATGTTAGGCAACAAGGTGTCTTTAAAATATTTGGTGACTTAAATAGTGCTTACTTTGGTAAAAATCATACAGAAGGTAGGCGTTGGCAATCTCATGAAATAAAAAATATGGGAAGTGGTGTATTATGGTTAAATGAAAAACAGAGATCATCAATGTTACCTAGGATGGCAGAAGTAATACAGCCTCTTGATTATGCTGATGATATAATGAGAACTGTTGATAGAACGGCTCTTGAAAATAGATATAATACATTTAATTCTGATATAGCAGTTAGACTTAAAGCATTAAATGATAATTATAAAGCTCCTGGAGGCCTATTAGGTAGACCTTCTTTTGTTTCTAGAGACAATCCTATAATATATAAAGTAATGGATAAAAGGTTATGGGAAGCTGATGAAAGAATAAGACTTGCTGATGAATCATTTACAAATGAATATATTGAATTTTTTAGAGATTTAAAAGGTGCTAGGTGGGGTACTAAATCTGCATTAAGAGAACATTTAGCCAGATCATTTCCTAGACATCAAGATTATAAAGATTTCTGGAAAAGCACTCAAGAGCTAGATGAAGCTGCATCAAAGGCTCCTTCTTATCGTTTAAGAAGTGTTACAGACGCATATAGACAAGGTACTGACTTTGCTCAATCTAATGCTATGGATAGAGTATCTGCTATACAATTACTAAAAGGTATTGATATGGCTAGAAAGTCTGGAACAAAAGATGACTTTATATACAAAATGGCTAAAGCTGTTCAAAATATTAAAGATCAAGAAATGTATATGAAAGGCAAAGCTTTAGAAAGATTCTTACAGACTGAGGTAGATAGAATAGCTAAAGATAAAAATGAAGCTGTAAAACTAAATCAACAGATTAGAAAAGTATTTCAAAAAGATCAAGAATTTATGCCATTTAATAGGCAGCAAAAGATTAATGAAAGAATAGCAGAATTTAAATTAAATAATAAAATTAAAGGCACTAAAAAGAAAGGTGCTAAACTTAGTCCCGAAGAATCTTATTTATTCGACACTATGATGTTATCTACTTACTTTAAAGGTAGAAGATTAACTGAAATAGAGGCTTTTAAAAATTTAGATGGAAGACTTAAGAAGCTTATATATCCACAAATAAGGGAAATGCAAAGAGCTAATTCTGGTACTTATTTTTATAAAACAGGATTAAATAGTGCTTGGGTAAATGATGCTGCAATTGGTGACTTTTTTAGAACTTATGCTAAAGAATTTGATGAAGTTACTACGGGTAATTTAAAAGATTTTGATACTAAACAAGCAGTTGAAAAACAAACTAAAACTAAAGAATTAAGAGAAATTGCTCCTGATGATCCATTAGAAGATGATGTTTCTGGTATATTAGAAGCTAGACAAAGGTCTAAAGAAGCTAAAGAAAGTGGTTATGCGCTATCTAATGCTGAGAGAGAAATGGTAGATGAGCTCATAGGTCACGTTAAATATTATCATAATAGTATGAAAAGTGTAGATAATTTAAACTTATTAGCTAGAAAGTTAAGACAAAAGAACTTTGATGCTTTCACTGTTGAAGATTATCGTGTAATGAATAGATTTTTTAGAGATATGAGAAGTGGCAATATATTTACAACTCCTAAAGGCTTAACCAAAGATAATATATTAAAACTAGGAAAGAGACATTGGATGTTATTCCCTAAATCTGTTTCAGATGAGATGATGGTCAAAGACTTTAAAATCTTTGAAGAAATGGGTCATTTTCAAAACTATAAAGGTGAATGGGTAGCTGGTAAAGTTGGTAGTCCTACACAAATTATTGAAAATATACAATATTATTTAGGTAAAACAGAGGCTCTTTCTGTGCAACTAAATCAAGATGAAAAACTAGCGTTAGAAAAAGAATTAAGAGAAGTTACTGGTTATGAGTCTCTTCCTGATGGTATTGGTCACCATATAGCTGGTGTAACAAATGCAGAGCGATCATTAAGAGCTTTTAAAAGTAAAAATATAGAAAAAAATTCTGGAGAATATCATCATAAATTAAAGAATTACCAAGACAAATTAGCTGAAGCTAAAGAAGCTGCTAATTGGGACAAAATAAAAGAAGAAAAATTTTCTGTTAAAATATATGCAGAAGATGCTTCTAAACCTTCTACTATAACTAGAACTGGAAGACAAATAAAAGATACTATTAATGATGTGTTAACTGAAAGAGCTAAAACAACATTTTCTTGGATACGTGGTAAAAACTGGTATTGGGATGAACCTACTCAAAGTTATGTTAAAAATACTGAAATGGCAGATCCTCTTGATCAATTTATAGTCAGAGCAAAAGGTTCTAAGAAAAAACTTTATTGGGGTAATAATAAAGATTTACCAAAAATTGATGCAAAAGCTTTTACTAAATATATTGAAACAGCTATGAAAGAAGGTACTGTTTTAGATTTAGGTCTTGGTTTAGATAATTTAAGAAAAGTACAACGTTCTATTACTTTGGATAAATTTATGGCTGAAAAAGCTTTAACTAAAGATCCAACAAAAAGAGAAATGTATGATGATTTAATTGAGATGTATCAAAAGCAAGGCATGGATTATACTAATTACTTCAAACCTACTGATTATCATCCTCAGTTTATTGAAAATAAATCTATTGCTAAGCAGGCGGTTATAGAACAAATTGAAAGAATCAAAAAGATACCAGACAATGTTATGGATCGTCAAACAAAAGAAAGAGAAGTTGCTAAGCAAATAAATAAATACAGAAACATGACTGGTGACTGGATAATTTCTGATATAACAGATAGTCAAATAGAGTTAGGCGCTTTAAGGGAAATTGCTGAAAAAAGAAAAGGTGATCATTTTAGATGGTTAGAACAAGACCCTATAGCAGGTAATATGATGTCACGTTCTTCTGATCTACCTGGTTGGTCTACTGATATAGGTAATTGGGATATATATCAAAAAAATCTTATTGATACATTTTATAGGCAGATTGGACAAATAATGTCTAAACGTGCTATAACTGACTTTACTAAAGAGTCTGCTAAATGGAATGATGAAGGTCAAGCATTTGCTTGGAATAATTATGTTCAGGATTATACTACTAGAGCTCTTGGTTTTCCTTCTAAAATACCTCAAGAATGGATGGAAGGTCCTGGAGCTGAATTAATGAAAGTTAAAGGTACTCCTTATTCTTGGTTTGCAGATAATCACGTATTAAAAATGGTTAAAAGAATTAGAAAATCATTAGGATTCAAAGAAGATACTAGACTTCCAGAAGAATTAGGCTTAACTGAACAAGACTTAAGACATTGGTCTAATCTAGAAGCTAAGTATCAAATGGCTACACTTCTTGCTCACCCTAAATCTGCTGTCGCCAATATATTTGGTGGTACTATACATACAATTCAATCTGCTGGATGGCGTAATTGGAAAGATGGTAGAAATGTAGAGTTCTGGAGAACAAATATAGCAGGTGAAGCATCTAAATGGGAGTCTAAAAAAGATATAGATAGATGGGTTATTAAACATGGTGTTGTTCCTGACTTTATAATTCATGAGGCTGGACTTAATCCTAATTTTAAAGGTGGTAAATGGAAATTATTTTTAGATGATGCTAAAAAAGTATTAGAAAAAGATCCAGCTGTAAAAGATGAAACATTATTAAGTATAGCTAAGAAACATAAAATTACTGAAACAGCATTTCAAAAAGCAGCTTGGTTCATGAGAGAACCTGAAAGAATGTTGAGAAGAGACGCTTTTGCTGCACATTATTTACAAGCTAGAGAAAAGTTTGGACATGCTAATATGCCTTTAGATCACCCTATGTTGATTGAAATGGCTAAAAAAGGTGTTAAAGCAACACAATTCTTATATTCAGCACCTTATAGACCAGCATTCTCTAGTTCTGCTTTAGGTAAAGTTATGACTCGTTTCCAAACTTGGGCTTGGAATAGTGTTAGATTTAGAAATGATACTTATAAACAAGCAAAATTATATGGATTTAGAAGAGGTACTCCAGAATTTGAAAGATTTAAAAGGCAATATCTAACCGACATGTTCGTTTTCGGCCTTGGGAATGTGTTCGCATATTCATTGTTTGAAAGTGCAATGCCTGCTCCATGGAACTGGTTCCAAGATACAGCGGACTGGGTTTTTGGTGACGAAAAAGAACGAGATAGAGCCTTTTTTGGTCAGTGGCCGACCGCATTAGCTCCGCTCCAAATGGTTACTCCGCCAGGGTTGCGGTTGGTCCCTGCCACATTTAATGCTTTTGTTAATGATGATTACTCTAGATTATCAAACTATCATATGTGGACTATGTTCCCATTTGGTAGGATGGCACGTGATGTTAAAGGTGTTTTAGAAAATCCAGCAATGACTATAGAAAAAGCTACTGGAATACCTTATCTTAAATTATCTGAAGAAATTAAAGGTAGAAGAATTGGGGCTATTGATCCTTTAGGTAAAAGAGAAACTAAAAAATTAGCTAAACAATATCCTTGGATGCAACGTGCTGTTGATAATCCTTTAAGAACATCAAAAAATGAAAGTGTTAGAACAGCAGTTGAAAAGCATCCTGAACATGGTTGGATAGTATTTCCTACTATAAGATTAGATGGTGATAAATTAAAAGAATATAGTTTGAAACAGGCTATGGATATAGCTTTAAAGAATAAAGATTTTATTAAAGTTGAATCACTTCAAGAAGGAAATAGAATATCTCAAGGATTTTCTAAGAGACTTACATTAAACGAAAAAGGGGAATAAATCCCCTCTTCGTCTAATAGTTCAGGTCTACATTGAGTTCGGCTGATTTGGTGGTATTTCAATCCCACTATTAGGCTTGCTTGCCTTCATATCAATCGTAACATTACCCATTTTAAGCTTAAGACAATCAATGTCTTTTGATATAATCTTCAGCTCAGTCCCTTTTTCTGGTCTTTCTTCCATTTTTTTAAGACATCTTATAATCTTGTCTCCTAGAAGAAATTTCCAAGCTATATCAGATATATCCTTATAGTGTGTAACATTAACTGAGATATAATCAGTCGCATCATTTATCTGCCTCATCATTGCAATACGCCTCCTTGTAAAGTTTGTCCAACTCCTGGGGCTTCCACTCGGGTCTTTTTAAGAACTCTTTCCTGTCTTCTTCATCAGTGTCTTCTTCAATCATTCCCCATAATAAAGTTAGATAAACTATTACGTCAGTTAGTCGGCCTCTCACGTCTTCACGTTGAGATTCATGGCCATTTATAAACGCTAAAATGCCGTCTATATGCTTCATTAAATATACCCATAAAATTTGTTTCCTGTCAAGGTTTAATTGATTTGCTATTTTTTCAAAGTTTTGAAAACAATTATCCTCGTTATGAGCATACTCTTTTTGGCCTGAGTCTCTTGTCTCAATGATTCCAGCCCATATTGATGTCATGAGCTCTTTGTGTTCTTTAGTTGTCATCTGTTCTACCTCTATACATTAATGTAGAATAAATATAATTATGAACCCACCAACATTTACCATCATTTGATACATCCATTGCTGCTTTCTTCATTCTTTTACCATGACTCATACCTCGGTATTTTTCAAGTAAATGAACAGAAGCTTGTCCTTTGGCTGCCATATACCCCCCTTTCTCTGGTTTAAAACGGCAATTCAGAGTCTTTCTTTACTTTTGCTACTGCTTCGTGTGGGTCCATACCTTCTCTTACAAGTTCTATAACTTGAGGCATATTTTCCCAATCACATTCTGCTATTCCAAGATCAAGTTTAGGTTGCAGGTCTTCTTCTTTTGCGCTTACTGCAAAAAATAAACTCCTGTTGTTTCCCTTCTCGTTGAGCCATCCCGCAAGGCCTATTTTTGCTCCTTTTGGTATGTCCTCTGTTATCTCGATGTCCCCTCTAAAGTGAGGTTGTCTGTTTGCTTCAGTAGCATCTTTGTTAGCGTATAGGTTTGTTTTCCCAAGCTTAACATATCCCATTCTGACTCCTTTTTTTATTATATTTGATACAAAGGGGCTAAGCACTCTGTCTAAAGCCCCTAAGTATCGTCCTCGGTTAATCTAAGAATAAACGGTTAAGTTTACCCTGTACTTCTTTTTGTACCTTTTCAGGTATGTAATCATCAACTTCAATTGCACTTTCCCAAAAATCTAGGAGCACTGCATATGCTTGATAAAATCTAACTGATCTAGCGCTCATTGATTTGAGTTCACGTTGTAGATTTTCCAATTGCACGATTAGCTTCTCTTTTGACATCTGATTGTATAATCGATTGGTGCTCTTGTCTTTTGACATAGTCATTCCCCCTTGTTTCTGGATAGTGTTGTTGACATTTTCTTCTGGATCTCGATATATTAAATACTGAAGAAATATTACCATTTAACCAATGTTTAAATAGCTCTTTAGCAGTTATTTTGTCTAGATTCACAGAAGGTTTATTGTTTTTTAATTGATAATGCCATATAGCATATATCAAGGAAATATCACAGTTAGCTAACTCTGGCTTTGCAGTAATAAATCCTTTTACTATGTTTACCATATTAACTCTCACCGAAATTATCTCCTTTCGCTAGTTTTCTTAAAACATAACTTTTCATATTTTCACTTTTTGTTCCTAAGAATTTTAATAATGATTTATATTCTTTATCTGTTAAGTGTCCTTTACGAGTGTTACATCTTTTGCAAATTATTGCAAGGTTGTTAGGAGTTGAATCACCACCCAAACTGAGAGGATACATATGGTCACATACAATGTTATATACCAGTAGTACATCAGAGCAATACCTACATTGCTTTCCATAGCTCTTGAGAAATAGGCTTCTGATTTCTTCCAAAGAGATGTCAAATTTAACCTCATATTCTTTACTCCTTTTTTTAAGTGAAGATTTAAGAGTAGATGATTTCTTCATCAATCGATGGAATATTTTTTTAGCAAAATGTCCATGATGTTTTTTGAGAACCTTTTCAAACTTTTGTTCCCAAACTGATACTCTACCTCTTCTTTTTATTTGTTTTGTAGCCATTTAAACTCCTACAAAATAGCGAAAGATACAAAGGTGTGGAATTTTAGTATTTTAAATGTAAAAGAAATTGATTTATCTTTTTCATCTGAGTTTGTTGAAATACCAAACCCTATACCAAATATTGTAAAAAGAAATCCATTTTTACTTAATTTTAATTTAGCTAATTTCATTAAGACCTCCTGATTCTTTTTACTTTTTCTATTTTAAACCCACGTATTCCTTGACCACTTTCAGCTGCTTCAATAGCTGCTTTACGTGCTTCTTTTTTGTCAATTTCTACTTTGTATCTTTTGTAGTTATCAGGGACATCATTTTCATCTATAACTTCGATTGGTCCCCAGGTTTGATACATTTTGTATCTTGTGGTTTTTGTTTCTAAAACGCCATCATTACCTGCAGTTTCTATTATCATTGGTAGAAGATTTTTATTAAAATAATCTTCTGTTCTTTTGATAGCATCTTTTCTTCTTCTTAACCTACTAACTTCTTTCATTAAACTACCAATTTCTGTATCTATAAGGTCTTTTCTTTTATTCATTTCTACAATCATATGATCTAGCCCCGATACTTTATTAGTCATTTCTTTTTTAATTTTAACGATAGCTTCGTCAATAGGTTTTACTTCTTCAGCAAACCCAGGGTCATCACCTTGGGTCTGCTCTAAGAATTTTCTATCTAGTTCTAATTCTATTAAATTAGCAACTAAATCTCTGGATGTTAACTTACTCATTTACCCTCCTTAGCCTAAATGATGGAGTCCATTCTAATTTTACATCGAACAACTCTCCATCAGTATTTTTAAACAATTTAACTTCTTTTTCTTTAGAATTTGCTTGTCCATTTATACCTATAACTTTTCTTGAAGCGTTTTCAATTGCCCCAGAACCTTTACCTGCATATAAATCAAGCACTTCATTTCTACTATAATCTCTACTAACTTGAGATACTTGTAAAATAATTATATCGTTATTAACTGCCATATTAGATAGTCCGTGTGAAATATATTTTACCTGTTCATACTCTCCTCTTATATGAGGTGGAGTGTCTACTAGGTCTATGTAATCGACTATAACCATGGCTGGTTGCAACTCTGTTATTTTAGTTTGTATTTGCTCTAGTGTAGGAGCGACTGTTTGAACATTAATATGCCCTACTAAGTCTGATACTGATGAATATATTTTATTATAGTCTTTACTAACTACATCTTTGGTGAACTTCCCTGCTATTTGTAAAGACCTTCTATGCATATACCAACCAGCTAACTCTAAAGAAAGGTAAAGAGTAGGAATTTGGAGCTTTGGATTGATTACATCATTTAAATGATCATAACCTAAGGCTATATTATGTGCTAACGTGGTTTTGCTTGAACCTGTTGGACCAAATATAGTTACTAAATCTCCTGGATAGAATATACATTCTCTATCTATACCAAAAGCTTTGCTTAGATTGTAAGACCTGCCAGTAAAGTCTTCTGTAAGTCTTTCATTTAACTCTTTTTGTAAATCTGTTGATGATAAAACATCTACTAAGTAATCTTTTCTTTTATAATAAATACATTTAGGACTACAATATTGAAGCATAAGTTCATCATTGCATCCATATTTGTATCCTTTATTATAAGAGTATTCGACCTGATCACATATTTCTGCTTCATTTAAGCTTCCATTGTTCCACTCTTTTAATGCGGCTTTTGCTGCGCTTGATGGTACTCCGTGTCTTCTGAAGTGAGATACTATTCTTAATAAAGTTTTATGTCTAGATCCTTCTTGTGGTCCAATATTGAACATTGTTTGTACACATGTTGCAACTTTATTGGGCTCGGATATTTTACCCATTGGCCTTGACATATTAACTTCTTTAACAATATATTCTTCTAATTCTCCATCACCAGTTACCTCTTCATAAGGAAATTCATATCTAGGTGTTTTTGCTAGTTCGTGAATCTCTTCAGGTGTATTAGTCATCGCTTCTTTAAAAGATAAAGGAATTTTGTATAATCCTGATTTTTTATTTAAAGAATGAGCAACTCTATATATTCCTGTTCTCATATAGACCATTGAGTCTATACTAGGAAACATTTTCATCATTGTTTCTTTTAATTGAAAAGGTAGTTTTTCTGATGCTGGAAATTTAAAAACACTATTAGGTATCATTATATGATAACCACTTCCAGAGAAATAGACTCTAAAATTATTTTCATTTAATTCTAAATCTTGAGTTAATTGATATAAAATACTTTGACATTTACTTAATGTATGTTGGTCAGTATTTTTTTCTTTATCTATATCAATCAAGATATTATCTATATCTCTAACACCATAATAGCCTCGCAAGCTATTTCCTTTTGAATCTGCGTAATCCACTGCATCCATACTATAAAGATACATAGATCTATATAATGGCACTTCTTTGTTTAAGTGTTTTGACAGTTCATTTTTAGGAATGAGATGCCCCCGTCTCCGAGGGCTCTCAATAGCAACTTCTATATAATTATAGATTTGCGACATCTAGTTCATCCACATTAAAAGAAGTGTCTGCTCCTACATTATTTGCAGTACCATTCTCTTCTCTGGCTTCCTTAAGATAACCTTTCTTTCTTAAGAATGCAATGTAACTTTCAAGTTCTTGCTCGCTCCCGTTTTTAGCAGCAAGTACTTTATTATGAACTCTTGTGTAAGCTTTACCGTCTTTACCTTGTTCTTTATAAATAAAGATAGTTAAAGCCATATCTTTGTAGTTATTCATAATGTAACTACAAATATCATCTATTTTTTCTTCTTTGTGATTAACCCATTCACCATGTTGGTTAACTCCGCCCATCTCTCCGATAGCGTCAAAGAAGAATGTTATTCTTTTAAGCAATGTACAATCTTGAATTGTTCCGTCTGGATTCTTTTCCCAAGATCCTGCTATTTTCATAGTTCTTGGATAATCTGAACCTTCAACTTTAAAATCAATTGCTAGATATACATCTGCCCATTGAAACTTACTTGAATCGTCTCTTACGGCTGTTATTGTTCCAGTTTTAATACCAGTCCAATCTCCGCCACCGCTTTTAACTTGAGATCTCATTAAAGCCATTTATTTAGCTCCCTTCTCCTCTTTATAGGATTTTATTTCGTTTATAACACTAGTGTAACTGAATGGTAATAGTTTTTGTGCTAATGGTTTTAGTCTTGAACCTACCATTCTTTCGTCATATCCCTGGAATGATATAAGATAGTCTCCATTTTCTTTATCTATGGTTGCATATCCTATTACATCTGCTTTGGCACATAACACTCTACCTAAACCTGAAGGTAGATTTGGTGACAGCTGAACTTTATCATCTGTCATTGCTGTTTGTTTTGCATGACTACATAAAACTAAATTTCCTCCTACTTTCTTAAGGAAATCTTGTAATCTTTTAACAATATCAGCATTTTTCTTTTTAGCTGCAGCCCAGTCTGCGCCCCAGCTACCATCTCCCATATTCTCTATACCTTGGTCAGCTTTAACTACTTCTTCTATCCAAGAGTTAACTTGATCAATAGTATCGATTACTATGGTGTCATAGGGATATTTATCCCAGTTTTTTTGTAAGTCTTGCAATATCTCTGCTAAAGAATAAGCAGGCATTGGTTCTCCTCTGTTTGGACCACTTCTAAAATAAAATCCACGCTCTATTGGTGGAATTATTTCTAAAACTTCTTTTCCATTTTTAAGGATTTTTATGCCATCTTTTTCTTTTACTCTTGTTGGAGCATTTAGAGATGAGCAAGTAATTACATTAGCACCATCAACAAAGTCAGCTCCTAAATCTGTATCTATAATTAATACACCTTCAGAACCTTTTTTACTCCATGATGCTGCTTGTGTGGTTTTACCACTTTTTGGTTGACCTATAAAATACCATGTTATTCCAGCGGGTAATTCATCGGTCCACTTGTTTTCTATTTTATTGATTTCTAACAATGGTTACTCCTTTCCATATTATCAATAGATTAAATAGGGACTAGCGTGAACTAATCCCTATTATAATTATTAGGCTCAAATATCTCTTGTAAAGGTTTATTTATGCGCACCCTTTATTCTTGTATATTCTTGATCGCGTTAGCTTATTTATTTAACAGTACTTAAGCTACCATCGTGCCTAATTTTATGCGACTTTTTTTGTTTCAATCTTAGGAAGGACAAAGTGTTGTCTTCTTAATGAAACAGGACCTAACGACCCCCAAATATACGCATAATAAGGCCTATCTTGCAAGACATTAAATGCTTGAGATAAACCTAATGATGCTGCTAGACTACCACAAAAGATAGTATGTTTAGCAGTACACGGATCATCAGCTATTTCTGAGCTGGGAACATATGAATCCATAAAATAATCGTTCTCTCTGGTTACGGTTATTATTTCATAAGTCAATGCTCCCATTCTCATATCTATAAGCCATTCTCTTGCAGGGTTTTTTAACCACTCTTCGTATACTAGCTTTCTACACTCCATGCTATCTGGTGTTAAGAAAACTTTGCTTCCGATTGGGTATCCTTTTTCCCATCTAAGATTTTTAGCCCTTAAATCGCAGTTTTTATTTAATTTTCTAACTGTATGATAAGCCGCAGTTACTTTGGGTTTACTTAAAAATTCTTCTGACCATGATGTTGAAGATAAATTATGTTCTTCTAACATATCATCGTCCCAAACTTCTATATATTTAAAACCCATTATAGCTGCATTTTGTATAAGGGCTGAACCAATACCTCCAGCCCCTATTACAGTTATTTTGTCTAATTTACTTTGCTCAATTAGATCTTGGTTGCGCAAATATCGAGTACTCATAATGCGTTGCCATCCTTTCTGGTGTAGAACCTGCTTTTTTTAATAGTTTCTTGAACTTTCTTTCGTTCATATTAGTATTATTATACTTTTCTTCTATCTCTTTAACAGCTTCAAAGGTTTCTTCGTTTAGAATATTCATTCTACTCCATCCATTATAGCTAGCAAAGTCTAAATATTCTTCATAAGAATCTTCTTCATGCTCACCATGCAAAAGGCCTACAGTTGGATCATGTGTCTCATAAAACAATGTTCCTTGTCCACCATGAATATAACTTTTGGTTCTACTTTTGCCTATTGTTATTACTGATGCTTTCTTAGATTCTTTCTCGATGAATTTTACTTCTTCTTCCCAGTCAGGACATTTCTTAACATACTCAGATACATCAAATTTATTGACATATTCTCTGTGTATATTTTTAAATTGGTCCATATAACTAAAACCAAATGCTATTTCTTTACCTGGCTTAGTTGATACTACTAATGAATAGTAAAATCCCTCTTCGTTTACACCTTCGTCTAATTGTTCTTTATCTGTTCCACTAAAGAATGCTCCCATAGTATGATGAGAATGAACATTTCCTTGCACCCATTTAGTACCTATTTTTGGATATAACTTTCTTAACTTTGTAAATCTTTTAGCTAAGTCAGCTCCATCCCAATCTGTTTCTGATGCCGATCCAAGATTTAGTACATGGAAATATTCTAATTTAACTTCAGTTGGAAACCCAGTTTCATTAAACTTCTGAGAATACCAAGCAGGGCCTGACCATTCTCTATTCGGGTATTTTTTAAGAAAATAACGAACCTTGTCCATTATCCTCTGTGAAATGGTTAACTTTATTTGATTTGTTGAGCTCACGCATGAACCTCCTTTCATCCTTTTTAAGTTTCTCAAGAGCCTTTCTATAAATAAAGGTCTCAAATTGATTATAACTATCTATACATTCTTCTATTTTACCTTCAGTGATTATATCTAGCTTTGTAAGATATGCACTAGCTTTTGCTTTATGTGGTATACCTTTAGATATTAAAGTAATAAAATTACCTATTTTCTCACCTGCAAATAGTAATGATCCCATAAATGATCTCTCACTTGAGCTACTACCAGCTGTAGATTCTATTGTTTTCTTAGCATCAAGAGCTATCTTTTGTATATCTTCACTTAATTGAACACTGTATCTATTGTTTACTCTATAATTATTATTATAGCTGCTAACTTGGTTCAATTTATCAGACATACTTTTAAGCTGTTTTATTGCTTCTGGTGTTAAGCTTCCTGTGTATTGAGAATATAGTGTTAATAAGAATATTCTTACAAATTCAATAGATTGTATTAAATTATAATCACCAAATTTGTTAACTAAGAATATGTATCCCATTATTTTATTAATATTCCAACCAGGATCATTATCATAATCTCTATATGTAGCATAATTATGAGTAGCACTATCTATCCATACATTATTTGTTCCCATATATGTAAAATCGGAAAAATTACTACTACTAAATGCTACATTGTGACCACCATTTTGATCGTGTACATTTAATAATGTTTTAAATAAAGATAGTTCTTGTCCTTGTATAGGAATCGTGCCTAAAGCTGGAATATCTTGAGGATAACCCCATCTTGTACCATCTTTTAATATTCCTGTAATGTCTAGATTTTGATTTCCTTCATAATCATCTGCTTCACCATTACCAAATGTATCTATAACATGTCTATAGTTATTTAAAGCATATACTATTTGTTTCTTTTTAAATCTAGAACCAGCTACATATGTATCTCTACCAGTATAGTTTTGTAACCATTTAGCCATATTATTAAAGAATCCTAAAAAGTTACAACTTTTAATAGCAGTATTAAGCTGTGCTCCAAATGTTCCAAGACAAGGTTGTCCATTACTCATATGAGGATGTTTAGCATAGTCCCATCTTATATTTTCTTCATCATAGTCTACTTTATATCTGTATTTATATTTAATATCTGTAGATGTTATGATTATGTCCAAATAATAGTCACCCATATGTAAGTGAGGCCTAAATTTGCATATAACATTTGAAAACTTTACAAGAGGTTGCTCACATAAGACAGGCTCTATTTCATCATTATTATCTGGATTAGGCATTTGTCTATATGTCATCCCTGTTTCGATTGAATACTTTTTTTCTAATACATTAGCATGTATATCTACTTGATTTTTAGCAGTATTATAGTCTTCTTCTGCTAAATAGCCTGCTTCCCACAATTGTTCTATTAGATTTAATAAATATTCTTTCATTTTACCTCACTTTCTGTAAGTTTATAAAAAGACTACACGCAGGACATTCTCCTGTCACCTTAGCTCAACACCAACCGTCTCTAGTATATCTCTAGAACCTCGTCTTTTTAAGTTATAAGAACTTATCTGCCTGATTTGTTCTTAGATTTCATTATAATAACTGTATCGCCGTCATTTAGTGATAAACCAGCGGTGTATCTTCGTTCTTCCCCTTGTGAGTCTGTAACTTCTACTGCTACCTCTGTAGGATTTAGACCGAATTCAGTTAATAGTTCCCCTGGTGTTTCAGCTTCTTTTTCAGCTAAAATACCATTATTTTGATTCCAAGCGGATACATTGACTTTTGCCATTGTAAACTCCCTTCTTTGTTTGTTATTGTCGTTAGTTAATGTAGTACTACAACTACAATCTTGTTTTTTTTACCACACCACAATATTTAACCATTGCAGGCTCTTTTCTTCGTCCTTTATCTTTTTTAGACATATGATGCTCTACATAATGAAGCAATCTTTTCTTTTTAGCCTCACTCATTGGTTTTTTCTTTCGTGGTTTATATTTTCTTGCCATATTGCCTCCTAATTCTTGGCATACATCGCATTAGCACCGCGTACGCTCAAAATGTCCTGCCTTGAGTATGCCAGTCAAGCTTTAGGGCTGATTGACCCTCGTTAGTGGACATCTAGACTGATTACTGCCACCTAAACCACTCGCCTGTCACTACAGCCCTATTTAAATAACCTTAACGCATGTTAGTCTTATATAAGATTAAAATAACCATTTAACTATAAAATACCATATTGTTGCTCCTATTAAGAATATTCCTAAATAAATAGCCCAATTTGGTAGACTCATAAAAAAGTCCATTATTTATCCTCCTTATGTATGATCCATCCTTCTGTTAGTATTTTTAAAGATTTATCATCTAGTTTAATATGTTTAACAAACTTTCCTC